GGTTTCGACTTGGGTTGTTGTTGCAGCTATCTATTTGACTGCTGAGGAACAGGAACGCAACCTGCCTAAAGCGACAGGTCACGCTTTTGAGATTGATGGCGTGAATGGGACTGCAAATAAGTTTTCGGCTCTTGAGAACTGTGAGAGCAGTGCAATCGGCAGAGCCTTGAGAAATGCTGGGTTTGGCAAAGCCCCAACTCGTGAGGAAATGAGCAAGGTTCAGCGTGGTGAAGCGCGCCTGGAACGTCAAAGCAAGAGTGTTGATTGGGTTGCGAAATTGAATTCAATAGATGATGTTGAGGGGTTGCGTAGTCTTTATATTGATGCGAAACAGTCGAAAGCATCACCGGCAATTTTAGATCAGATTAAGGCTAAGGCAGATGGCTTGGGGCAGGCAGGATAGTTTGATTTTGGCTGCGCATGTGGCTGAGATTTTTGAACTATTGCAAGAGCTTGAGCGCACACCAACTTTTGGTGATAAAGCCAAGATTCAAAATGTCAAAGACATTCGTGAACTTGTATTGAGGCAAGCCGGTCGTCTGCGTTATTCAGTCAAAAATTTGGATGATTAGCACTTTTTAGTGTTTTGGGTTTATAGTGTTTGACTATGAACGAACCTGAATTTGCTTACACTGATTCGCCTTGCCCTATGTGTGGGTTTTTGTTGACAGCCAATTTGTTATCTAAGCGGCGTGAGCGCGGCAACATGCTTGACATGAAGTGTCGGCCTTGTTTTCGTATGACTTCCAGCAACCATGAGCGCAGGGTCAAGAGTCGAACTACTGGCCTTATTTGTCATCCTTGGATGGGTGACATGGATTATGACCAGATGGTTTGTCTAAATGATGAGGGTCAGCCGGTTTATTTGGGTGAGCGTATTTGTGGGCATGCTGATTGTGTCAATGAGGATCATGTGATTGTGAAAGTGCCTGGCACTTGGCGCAAGGGTAATCGTGGCGGTTTGAAGCAGAAACGTCGAGCTGAAGTAAAGTAAAAGCCCGCCTCAACGAACCTAGGGGAAGTGTTGAGACGGGCAACCAAATAGGTGGATTTGGTAACTACAGGTTATCAGGTTTGCCGACAAAAATGAATGAAATAGGCAAATAAATGGGATATAAAGAAATGGATGAGGTTTGGAATAAATCCAAATCCAGTAAGACTGACCGCCTTGTTTTGTTGGCGATTGCTAAGACTTACAACTTGGGTCGCGGTTCGTGGCCGAGCCAAGATGAGTTGGCTAAGAAATGCAACATGGATGAGCGTTCAATTCGGCGATCTATAAACCGGCTCAAAGCTTTGGGTGAGTTGGCGTGGATTGTTGGCAGCGCGAAGTCTGGCAAGTCGAATACTTACTTTATTTCGTTTATTGAGCGACCAGAAATGTCCGCTGAAATGACCAAATTGTCCGCTGAAATGACAGATTTGTCCGCTGAAAATGACCGAAATGTCCGCCCATTAAATAATCAATTAAATAAATTAGATAAATTAGATAACTTGTTTGATGAGTTTTGGGCTGTTTATCCGCGTAAGGAATCGCGTGGTCGGGCTGTCAAGGCGTTTGAGGTTGCGTTGTCTAAGACTGATGTTGTTACCCTGCTTGCCGCTTCGCGGACTTTTAGGGATGTTGTGGCTGGTCGGGATTTGCGTTTTGTGAAGTTGGCGCATAATTGGCTGGCTGATGAGTGTTGGTTGGATTCTGTTGGCGTTGTGGATGAGTCATGGATGGATAGGGCTATTGATGATTGATGTGAAGTTTGACCTGGAGTGTTCGGTTTTGGGTGGGTTGTTGTTTGAACCTAGGTTGTTTGATGAGTTGCAGCTGCGGGATGAGTTTTTTGATGATCCGTTGAATCGTCTGGTTTTTGGTCGGTTTGGGGTTTTGCGGGCTGATGGTGTTGAGCCTGATGTTTTGTTGGTTTCGGCTGGTTTGTCGCAGGCTGGTTCGTTGCGGGTTAGTGAGTGTTATTCGGTTGCGCCTCTGTCGAGTGTTGCGACTAGGTTTCATGCTCGCCAGTTGAAAGCTTTGTGGGCTAAGCAGACTTTGGGTTTGGCTGGTCAGGTTATTTCGCAGGATGCTGATAGGCCTGATGTTGATGTGGCTGATTTGGTTGCGCGGGCTTTGGATGCTGTGGATTCGGTTTCGGTTTCGCAGATTCCGTTGAAGGTGGTTTATCCTGGCGAGTTTTTGCCTGATTATGTGTTGGAGATGGCTTCTCGGCCTCCGTTTTTGGCTTCTTGTTGGAAGCGTTTGAATAAGTTGATTGGTGGTTGGCGTCCGTCTGGTTTTTATGTGGTTGCTGGGCGACCTGGTGAGGGTAAGACGATTGTTTGTTTGCAGGCTGCGTTTGGTTTGGCGCAGTCGGGTAAGCATGTTTTGTATTTCAGTTTGGAAATGCCGGCTTTGCAGTTGCAGCATCGTTTGTTGGCGCAGGTGTTGGGTTTGGATTATTCGGCTATTGCTAATGATGATCTTGATTTTGAGGTTTTGACTTTGGGTGGTGTGAAGTGGGCGCGTGATATGGTTCGTGAGGCTGCTTCGTTGTTGGGTAATAATTTGGGTGTTGTGGCGATGTCTCGGTTGACTCCGCAGGGTGTTCGAGCTTATGTTGCTGCTGCTTCTAAGGTTCGGCCTGTGGATGCTGTTTTTGTTGATTATTTGGGTTTGATGTTTGATGATGTTGAGCATCGGGATAAGGTGGCGCGTATTGGGGCGATTTCTAATCAGTTGAAGCAGTTGGCTTTGGAGTTGAATATTCCGGTTGTGGTTGCTCAACAGTTGGGGCGTGAGATTGAGTCTCGGCCATCAGGTAAACCTCAGTTGAGTGATCTGCGTGATTCGGGTTCGATTGAGCAGGATGCTGATGTGGTTTTGATGATTCGTAGGAAGCATTTGCCTACTGATAATCCTGATGGTCATGGGAGTGATTTCTTTTTGGTTGTGGCTAAGAATCGGCATGGGCAGACTGGGGCTGCGCGTTTTGTGGCTCAGGATAGTTTGTCGCGGATTGTTGAGGTTTAGACTGTTGTTGTGCAGGAGAATCAGGTTGAGTGTGAGATTTGTGGCTTTAAGTGGGCTGTGAACTCTGCTAAGCGTGGGCGTAAAGACTTGTTGTGTATCTCATGCAGGGCTAAGCCCGCAATTTCGATTCAGTATGGTTCTTTGAGATGTTTGCCTTGGCCTGCTGATGTTGATGACCAGTTGCGCCCGATTACTGCTGATGGGGTTTTGGTGTTACCTGGCAAGCGGTTGTGTGGGCATAGTGATTGTGTGCAATCAACGCATGTTGTCGAGAGCCTTGATTAGACTGTGATTGCAGTATTCACAAAACATAGATTGGATAAATGACCAAATGGCAGCTGTAAAAGTTGAGGGAATCGTCAAAAAGATTTTCTTTGAGGGTAAAGGTGTTTCGATCACTGAAACCTATAAGTCGCAGTCAGGTGAGGATTACACTCGCACTTGGACTGCTTGGTTCACTACTGACCCTAATTTGGCTGAGGGCGACAAACTCTCGGTGACTGGATTGCTCAGCACTAAGATTGAGGAGTTTGAGGGTCAAGATGGTAAGCCTAAGCAAAAGATTGCTTTGAGTATCAATAACTCGGTTATTTTGGGTGATGTGGTCAAAGCTTCTGCTGCGGTGTCTGCTCCGTTTTAGATAGTTTGAGATTACGCTTTGCAACCGTTTCCTTGTTTGCGGTTGCAGAGCGTTTTTTCATGTTTGGGGCATGATGTCTAGGCAAGTGTTTGCGTTTAGTGTGTTTGGGGTTGTCCCTGCACCTCAGGGGTCTAAAAAGTTTGTGGGGAATGACCGTTATGGTCGGCCTCGCATGATAGAAAGCAGCAAAAGGCTCAAGCCTTGGCGTGATGCTATTGCTGATGCTGTCACTGATGCCATAACTAATAGCGGGGATGATAGCCGCTTTGATTCAGCTGTGGAAGTCAAAGCAACGTTTTATGTGCCTCGACCTAAGAGTGTCACTAGATCGTGGCCGAGTGTGCCTGCTGATTTGGACAAGTATTGTCGCAGCCTTTTGGATGGTATTACTGCTGGTGGGGTTTGGACTGATGATGCCTTGGTTTGTCGCCTTGTGGCTGAAAAGCGTTATGCCAAGGGTGAGCCAGGCGTTGCGGTAACTGTAACCAAACTGTAATCAACTAAATGTTGCAGTCTTGAACTGATAGAGACTAATCTGGTCTTATCGGTTATGAAAGGACTGAATAAATGAACGAATCAACTGACTTCCGCGTGCATCACCTGGAGTCAATTATTCAATTCAACTTCCGCGCTTGGGACACTCTGCAAAAGACTTCAGGTGTCTCAGCTGTTGGTCAACTTAGACAACTCAAAGCAAACATGGGCATTCTGTGTGAGATCACTGGCGAGCAGGCGACTGAGGTTGCTGCGCGTTTGGGTATCAGCGTGAGGATGTGGCAATAATGCGTGGCTG